CAACCATTGGCCTGCGGTTGTTGTTTCTCATTGAACAACTCTAAATTTACATAACGATCTACTACAAGGTCTACTAATTTTTGTCTGCGATCTGCCATTTGACATCCTTATTCTGTATGTTTTTATTTACCTGTATAAATAAAAGTATATAGGAATTGAATTGAATGGAAAAATATAAAATATCATTAGATGATCCTTGGACCTGGTCTAAAGCAGGACACGAGGATGTGGAAGACATTTTGGATTTGGTAGCACAGAATTATCAAGATGAAATTAATGGCATCCTTGTGCCAAGTCGTCCACGTATGGCATACCATTTACATAAATCTATTTTACAACAGATCTTTGAACAACATCAGGTTCTAATCACCCAAGCAAGAGATAAAACAACAAATAAGTTATTGGCTTGGGCTTGGCTTGAACGTGGCAAATACACAGTCTATGCCGCGGAAGAATTAGCCACAGCAGAATTTATACACGTGGACTTGACAGCAACCGCAAGACAACGTATAACATTAATAGCACAGGTATTGGAGCAATGGATTGAATGGTGTAAGGCTTGGAACATTCCTGTATTAACCAGTAGTAGTATTAGAGATGATCAACGGGCTTTTATGCGACTACACGAACAGTTTGGATTTTTAGTTCGCGGTAGCATAGCATATAAGAAGATTGTATGAATGGTGCTACAGGACCAGGTAGAGCATATCTAACAGGAGCCAATGCCGCAGGTGCATTTGGTCCACCATATGAATTAAGTAATTATATGATAGATGGGAAGCCAATGACATTTAAAGAATTTATCAATACTATCTATCCAGAGGATTGTGCTGAAAAAACAATGTTAATTTTAAGATTAAAGAAAGAAGATTAAATGGATCCAGCTATTGTATTTTTAATTTTAATGGCAATATTAATAAGTCCATTTATTTTAATGGGTGTGGCAATGGTAATAGAAGCAATCAAAAATTAAGGAGATTAAAATGATTGAAGCAACAAATAAAAGTTATGTAGTAGAAGGTGTAGGACACGAACGCAATAGTACCACCGCAGGTGGTATCATTATTCAACATAATGATGAAACAGAATTGGCACAGATTGTTAGCATTGGACCTGATTGTACAAATCCAATCCCTGTTGGTAGCCGTGTAGTTATTAATTGGGGTGCGGCTATACAAGTTAAAGTTGGCGGTAAGAAAGCGTTTGTAATACACGCTGATCATATTTTAGGTGTTGTCAAAGATGAAGAATAATATTGACGTGAGAAATATCCGCATTGATATTGAAGAAGGAAATGACGATACAGTATGGATTTGGATGCTGGAAAATGGTGAACCTGTTGAAGGTGGCCCAATGTCATTACCAGCGTTTATGAATCACGTATTAGAGTTTTATAACGAAAACTATTGAGCTTTTAAACTTGCTTTAATCTCTAAACATAGTTGTTCAATACGGGATAGTCTGTCATCAATGGCAACTATCCTGTCTTCTAATTTGCGGAACTGATATTCGTTGTCGCGTATGTGATCATCTAAGCGATATAGTTCAGCAACTTTACCCACGGCGAGGATGCTTTCCTGGAACGTCCAATGTGGCTTCTAACTTCCAACAAAATGCGGCAATGTGTTGAATATGATCTGCGGCCATATTTGAAACGTCAGGATATTTTAGTGCTTGTCCAGCGTCATCCATTTCATGATATACTTCAATCAAAGCATACAGATCTTGCAAGACATTGTCTAACAAATCATCTGCATCCAATGCAGGCATGTCATCCATAACAGTACTGGTAGCTAATACTGTATTAATAGTTTCTGGAATACGTCCAACACCACAGGCTTGTATTTCTTCGCCTAAGGTATCAATGTTGTCTTGTAGATACTTGTAGATGTGTTTTAGCAATTTGTGATCATTGTAAAAGTTACGTCCACGGATGTTCATGTGTGCCGCATGTGCTTTGTAATAAGATACAAAGTTTGTAGCAAACACACGTTCTAATACTTCATATAATTTATCTAGTGTCATTATTTAACCATTCCATATTGATGTGCCATTACCTTCATACGATCTATAAAGTTTGTACTAGTAGGTGGAGCACTTGGACTTTGTGCGCCTGCTATTTGATTTAGTCTTTCAGGGCCACCATATAGATTTATCGTCGCTTGATCACCTGACGCTAAAACATTAGCCGCTTCATGTGGTTGCAACTGATACTGTGCGCCTGACGTATGTTGTACATTACGGAATGCCTGTTGTGCAATGCCACCTTGACCGCCAGCTAAACGCTTACCAAGTTCAGCGGCTTGTGCATATTGTGCGGCATCATAAGCGTTCATTGCCAATCCTGCTGGACCTGCAACTTTACCTACAGCACGTAAAGCTGGAGCAACAACCTTACCAACTTGTGCCATACGGCTTGGAACCATACCAGCTAATTCTTTTGCTTCTGGTAACGCTTTAATAGCTTCTGGTGCTGAATCAATAAACTCTTTAAGTCCTTGAGCACCACGTTTGTTAATAAGTTCTTTCATACGTAATGCTTCATCTTTTGGTAAGGCATCAATTATTTTATTAAACGAAGCTTCAACACCAGGAGTCTCAGCAATCTTACTTGCCAATCCTTGTGCTGTATTCATTGAAGCACGTGCGGCATTGTATGTATTGTATAAACCTTTAACAGCATCTGTAGTTGCGTAAGGAGGTGGCATACCAAAATGCATAGCACCAACGTCAACAATACCTTGTACTGGATTTTTAACATAACCACCCATTGTGCCTTTAGCGGCTTCTACCATTGGACTTAATGTTTGTCCAATAGCCTGTGGATTGATTCCAGTAGGGCCAGGAACAGCAAACTGAGGCATAGGTGTTGCCTGTGGAGCTTTGTGTTCATTGCCATCTACCTTGGTTGATGATCCCAAGAAAGCATCTGGATCAAATCCTGTAGTTTCTTTTTTTGTTTCACTTTCAGCGACAGGAGCGGTAGTCTTGCCTTCTAAAAATGCATCTGGATCAAAATCAGCCATTAGCTTACGCCTAACTTAGAAAGTATTTCTGGACTACGTTTGTCGTTTGGATGGCTCTTAGCCCATTCATATGCGGCCTTCTTGTGTGCATCATCTTGGTCGCCCAACATATACTTAACTTCTGGTTCTTGACCAGCCATTTGACGAGCACGGTTAGCACCACGCTTGACTGTGTCTGTTAGGATCTGTGAATTGCGTTTAAACTCTTCTTCGCTGATACCTGGATCATTCAATGCGGCAATAGCACTAGTAGCCGCGGCACCTTCTTTATCAGAGATAGAGCCACCACCTTTAAGACCTTTAAATGCATCTAAGAACTCTTGTCCTTTTAACTGTTGATACTTAGCTTGCCAGTTACGTGCTTCTGTACCTGGTAGTTGTAAATAACCTGTTACGCCTTTTAGACCAACGTTGGTTTCAAAGCCTGGATGATTAACAACATCATTAACTGTGCGTAGGATGTTATCAGCATTGGCCATTGTATCTGGCAATGATTCTTTAATCTTAGCAACCGCGGCCGCGTGTTTACCAAGTTCTTCATCATAAATTTTCTTACGTGCCGCAAAGGCCGCTGGGCTTTCACCTGCAAATGGTACAGGAGGAGCACCAACACCTGGAATACCAGGATATGGACTTGGACCTTGTACGGGTGCTTGTGCGCCTGGCATAGCCTGTGGAGCCTGACCTGGAACAGCTGGACGTTGTACAGGAGCCTGTTGTGGAGCCTGTTGCGGAGCAACTGGACCACCTTGTGGCATTGTACCACCAGTTTGATTTGCAACACCTTGTTGTACTGGACCTGGCTGTGCTTGAGGAGCTGTAGGTTGTGCGCCTGTAATTGGAGCTTGATTAGGACCCGCTGTCATTGGAGCTTGACTATTAACCACAGTTGGTAAATCATAGCTTGTACCATTTTCAGCATTAAACTTGGCCAAATATTTGGCTTGTTCAAGTTGTGGCAAGTTAAGCAAGTTATTACGTAATGTTTGTAATTGTATGATATTCTTCGTCGCTACGTCTGAACCAATACCGTATGCACGTAAGTTAGCACTTGAGCCACTATACACGTTACCTTGGTTATCAACTAAGCGTGGACCCATTGGAGTCGTCTGTTCGTAATAAATGTTACCCGTAGTAACGTCTTGCATTTTACCTGTGTGCTGTTCAACACCCTTCATATTAAGAGTCTTGATTAGTTGTTGACCAGTTAGCTCTCCTGATTCAGTATAACCTTTAACTGGAGCGCCTTGACCATTGTATTTGACCCAAGCTGGTTTGCCATCAACCATTGTCTGTCCCCACATATCGCCTGCACCAAGTTTTTGTTGTTCATTCTTAGCTAAATCAGTTAAACCTAAACGATGGAATAGATATGCTTTAACATAACTACCTTCTTCGCCTTCTTCTTTAAGAGCACGTTGCATACCAACACCGCCATTAGCAACAATCTCTTGTACTTTCTTTTCAGCTTCTTTTTGTAACTTATTTTTTTCTAACTGTGTAGCGTGTTCATCAGCATAGGCTTTCTTTGTAGCTGGATCAATAAGATGATCACCAGCATAGGTACCCATACCCAATGCATTAACATCACCGCTATTTAACGCAATGTGATGTATTGCTTGTTCTTCAGGAGTCATCCCTACATCTGAACTTGGAATACCAGCAATGATAGGACCAATCTTTTTGTTTGTCTTTTCGCCTTCTGGAAACACTTTAGCAAGATAACCCTTGGTTTCTTCAGGAACGTAATCTTTCCACGTACCACCAGATTGATCTGCTTGGCGCATTGCCTTTTCAATAGTACCAGGACCAGCATTGTAAGCGGCCGCGGCCTTTTCTGGATCTTGTCCAAACTTGTTGTACATACCTTCAAAATAACGTTGGCCAAATTGTAAGTTACCTTGAGGAGTTGCTAACTCTTGAGGAGTAGCAGGAGCAATGCCATAACCAGGATTGGCACCTGTAGCTGGCATAATTTGTGCGATGCCTTGTGCACCTTTTGGACTTGTTAAGATTTGTCCATTGGGACCATATTGCTGACCACCTGATTCAGCTTGAATCATATTACCAAAAGTACCTTGTGGTGCTTGTGGTGGTGTATATGGTTGTGCCTGTGGTTGTACAGGAGCTACAGGAGCATTACTTGCCTGTGTTGCATTTTGGAAAGGCTGTGCTCCTTGTACAGGAGTTGCTTGTGGTTGTGGTTGTTGTGTTGCCTGTTGAAAACTTTGTGGCATAACAGGCGCAACTGGTTGTGGTTGTGGTTGTGGTATAGTAGCCGCTGGAGCACTATCTTTACCAATAGTTTGTTTGTGCGTTACTTGTGTAGTACCATCATCATTATAGCTGATAGTAGTACTTTCAGGTTTTACATTAGCCTGTGGATTTTGATTATTACTATTAGATAGTTGGTTACCAAAATAGTTGGCAAGGAAATCGCCAGTACTTGCTGATGGGTTACTTCCCATTTGATTTCCTAAGTATGAAGTTAAAATTCCCATTCTGGATCCTTATAGCGAAACGCCAGCGTTTGTGTTGTTAGTATTTTGACCAGTTGATGTAGTTTGTCCAATAGTTCCAGTAAAGTTTGGATTTGCTTGATTTGTTCCAGCAACTTGTGTTTGTGCATTTAATAGTTGTTGTAAGTAACTCATTGGAGCTTGACTTGCTGCCAAACCAGCTTGAGAACCTTGTAGGCCAAGTTGGCCGCCTGAAATACCAGCACCTGTAAGTGCTTGTCCAGCTTGCATTTGTTGGTTGGTTAAGTTGTTTAAAACATTGGCACCAGCTAACTGTTGATTCAACTGATTCTGTCCAGCTAATTGTTGTCCAGCTAAGGCTTGACGTGCTGAACCAATTTGTCCTGCACCACCAAACTGTGAACCTTGTGCGGCTAAGTTTTGTGCGTATTGTTGTTGTCCAGGAATCATTGCGGCATTGATTTCTGCTTGCTGATAAGCAGGACTACTAATATTGCTTAATGCGTTAATGCCTGTATTATAAGCACTGGCTCCGCCTTGTCCCATATTTTGTGATAATGCATTACCTGTATTTGCTACGTTGGTTGCGGCATTGTTTACTCCGCCAGCACTTTGATTATAAAGGTCTGTCGCAGAACCTAAAGTTGAACCAAGGGCTCCCATAGCTTGTGTGCCTAACCCAGCTTGATTTCCCAAATATTGGCTTTGTGTGCCGCTAATTGTTGGGCTGGTAGTGGTTGAACCACTACTGCTTGTTTTACCCTGATTGTAACTCATTATTTGTATCCTCGTCTATTATGTATTTAACTATCTTACCAATCGCCACCAAAGTCCATTGATCCCATATCAAATGAACCTGGATCAAATGAACCTGGATCAAACGTTGGTGGTTGGAATGATGTAGTATCATAGAATCCACTGTAATCTTGTCCACCAGTATATTGGGTTGGATTTTCTATTGGGGCAACTGGAGTTTCTGTTGGTGTATAACCCAATTCTTCATTGGTTGGTCCCATTGGTTCACTACTTGGTGGAGTTGTAAATTGTGATTGGTCGCCAGTGGTAGGAGTATTACCTCCCCCAAGCATACCTCCTGCAAATTTTGAAAGCATTGATGTAGCAAGAGATCCCATACCGCCACCTGATGATGTAGGTGCCGCGGTTGTAGTATGTTGTTGTGCAGGAGCTTGTTGTGTTTGTTGTGGTGCTACTGCGTGTTGCACTGGTTGTTGCGTACTACCACCTCCAAACATATTGCCAACACCTTGTGCGATAGTATTACCAATACCTTGTGTAATACCGTTAGTGGCTTGTGAAATTGGATTTTGTGCTTGTTGTGGTGCAACTGGATTTACCTGCTGTTGTGGCTGACCATACATCTGCTGTTGTGGCTGACCATAAGATGAATTAGTTGGAGCTGATCCACTACTTGGACTTCCAAACAGGAAACTCATTAATTCATTTTCAAATCCGCCTGAACTTGATCCTGATGTACCTGTACTTGATCCGCCGCTTTTACCTTGACTCATATATTATCCGTTTGTTATATTAGAACCAATGCCTGGTTGCATCATTGATTGTGGAGCCACAGGACCGCTTGGCATTAAATTACTTGGATTAATAGTTTGTATAGCACCTGGACTAATTAAATTTCCAAGATTACTTGGCATTGGTGCTGGAGCATTAGTTGGTTGCCCCATTGCATATCCAGGATTGACACCAGGATTGGCTAATGGAGTATTAGTTAAATTACTTGCGGCAATAGTTGCGGCATGTGCAGGAGCAACTGTTGAAGTACCAGTATTACTGGATTTGTTGGATAACATATTAGATAACAATGCACCAACACCAGCACCTGCGGCTAACATACCTAAAGTACCTAATAAGCCACTACTGCCTCCACTACTGTCTGTTGAACTGCCACCACCCAATAATCCGCCTAATAGGCCTTTATTTTGTTGTTGTCCAGTTTGTGTAGTTTGTTGTCCAGTTTGTGTTCTTTGTTGTCCAGTTTGTGTAGTTTGTTGCCCAGGTGGAATTGGATTACCATTTACATCCAATGGATTACCGTTAGCATCAGTTCCACCAGGGGTAATAGTTTGATCATTACTGGTCATTTGATATGGACTGGCTTGGTTAATAATATTACCATTGCTGTCAACTTGATTACCATTACTATCATAGCTAATTGGTTGTCCTGTACTATCAACCTGATTACCATTAATATCAGTATAACCACCATTGCCATCAGGGTATACATCAGTATTAGTACTATATTGATATTGACTATTATCAATAGGAGTAGTATCTCCCCAGGTAGTGGAATTATCCCAAGTTGGTGCTATAGGTTGCATATTATTATAATCGCTACCTGGATCGCCAATTGTTACACTATCGCCGCTGTATAATTCATCCATTGTGTTTATCTTTCGCTATCTATATTTATTGTACTATAACCAAGTAGGTTTAGTAGGCCATTCAATTGCGGTAGGCCAGCCTGATTGTTGTGGAACATCTAATAATGCTTGTCTATATGTGGCTATTTCTGCTTGTTGGTCATTTGTTAAACTTGCGTATCTGATAGGATTCATAGTATCAACATTATCCTTTAATAGTTGATCACGTAGATTACGTA